TATTAACCATAAAAACCGTTCAAATTCAACCTATACGTAATACAATTACTGCAATTAAAGATATTCTTACGGATGCCACCATTACGTTTACCCCCGATGGAATGAAAATCATCAATTTCGATAAAACACATACCATATTGGTAAATGTGGTATTGTATTCGCGCAAATTTGAACAATTTGTATGCAAACCCGATAAAATCATTGTATGTGCAAATACCCTCCATTTGTTTCGTGTGATTTCTACCATGTCCAACGACGATACGTTGTCCATGTATATTGAAAATAGCGATTATCACGACGGCATTGTTTCCCATTTGGGACTGCAATATGACAACGGGGATATAAAACAGTGCTATAGTCAGAAATTGCGGTTAATTGAACCCGACAATGAAGAATTGATTGTGCCGGATGTGGAATATTCCACAGTAATTACTTTGCCCACTGCCGATTTCCAAAAAATCATACGCGATTTGAATGGCATTTCGGACCGCATTGAAATCAAATCTGTGGGGAATGATTTGATTTTTTCATGTGAAGGCAACTTTGCAAGTTCGCGTATTTACCGTTCGGAATCGGAGGGTAACATGAATTTTATTCAGAAACCCGATGCGTCTACTGTCATTCAAGGCGAATTCTCATTAAAAAGTTTAAGCCATTTTATTAAATGCACGCCTTTATGTCGCGATTTGGAAATCTATATTGGGAATGATTTGCCCCTTATTGTGAAATATGATGTGGCCTCGTTGGGGGAAATCCGACTTTGTTTGGCGCCATTGCCTCCTTCCTAAATTGTGTATTATATTTTATAAAAATATAGAAACATGGTGATGTTATGGGGTAATAGGGTAATAAGGTAATAGGGTAATAAAGTTATAACATGAATGAAACCTATTATGGCATGCATCCAACATCTTATAGTAGTCACAATTCTACACATCATGTATATGTTGGAGACCAATACAATATTATCATCATTACATTCGGAGTTGTTTTAGTAGTATTTCTGAGTTGCGTATTTATTCAACTCTGTAAATTAGATAGGAATTATATAGATAGTTAGTCTATAGTATAATATATAATATAGAATATGAAAGGGTATTATATGCGGAATGTGCACTCCTACATAAATAAATATAAAGTGAAAGACGACCATAATGGAGTGTTCCATTTATTAAATATTCCACAGAATCCTATTGCAACCTTGCAACTCGCTAGTAACATGCCTAATTTATATTATAGTCGCGAAATGAAAAATTTCATGTTGGGACTCTTTTTTCTCTTCTTTATTCGTAAGCACTGGCACAAATAATGTTTCCCAATATATTTATACAAATCATATAAAACTATTATTTCATAGGGTATCATAACAAATGATTAATCGTCAACTTGGATATGATGTTCGCGTGGGTGAATTATTAGATATTACTTCCAGTCAACCTTTTGAGGTAGTTCGTCGCGAAGTCTTGCGCACTCCTATGAAATATTTTTCGACCAATGTAGCGCTATTGAAATTATATGTAGATGCATCCAATAATGAATTAGTAGATTTATATAAAACCCATGTTGCAGAACACAACAAAAAAATACTTACTGATTTATATCCCAATTCTGGGTTCGACATTTTTGTTCCTGAAAATGTCGAATTCACTGACGATTTTTCTGTGCAAATGGTAAACAGTGGAATCAAGGCCGAAATGTTATATTACAATTCCACCAATCCGAGTTATTCACTATCGCCGTCGCCGTATTACATGTATCCTCGTTCCAGTATTTCGAAGACTCCATTAATGTTGGCAAACAGTGTGGGTATTATTGATTGTGGTTACCGCGGATGGCTTATTGGCGCGTTGCGTTGTTTGAAACTTTCACAGAATAGTTCATCCTTTGTTGTAAATAAACATAGTCGATTATTACAAATCTGTCATCCTTCTTTATGTCCTGTATTTGTCATGTTGGTAAATGAGACAGATTTATCATCCAGTGAACGCGGGGAGGGCGGGTTTGGTTCGACGGGGGTTTCTGGTTCTATTTGAATACATTCTCGATTTTTGACAAGACCCACATCATAGGTGTAGTGTTCAACTCATTACGCAACGATTTATTTATACCTGTGTAGACTTTTTTTACATTGCTATTGTTTACATATAAATAGAGTTTGTATATTATGAAAAGTCCTGCTACAAATAAAATATTGTTTACCACGCGGATTTTTTTATTTCTCAATAAAAAGATGGGAACTGCCTTTATTATTACTATAATCAGTGCCATTTTCAATAAAATCTTTGTATGAGTACTATAATTTATCCATAAATACAATAATTCGATTAGATCATAACTCATGGCTGCCCATAGTCCAATTTCGGGATTCAAAGATTCATATACATAGGAGGATAGTCCCATGATTTTGGGGGTGAGCACAGAATAAATCAGTGCCCAAAATAAAAGCCAATAAGAAAAAATGAGGTCTGGACTAATAAATTTTCGCATAATATATATTATAGTATTGTTATATTATATATTATAGGATTGGAGGGGAGGATTGGTGGATTGGATGTATTATTACACTGTTAAAAGTTGCAAATATTCTTCAATGCGTTGTATCCATTGATTTCCAATATCGTCACTATTATTTATAACATAATTTGTATTTTCGTTCGTTTTAATATGCAATAAATTCTCAGGGGGGTCTTGTGGATTCAATAGCCATTTTTCGTGAAATTGTTTACATTTATCTAAATAGGCAATGGACATGGTTTCCCCCTTGCGTTTCCGCTTTTGAATGCGCTCCATACATACATCTGTGTCTGCATCCATATAAATGATTCCATGTAAATTATAGTTGTGTTTTTCCACAAATTCGGTATATACTTTTTTGTAAATCTGGTATTCAATGTCTTCCATGGTTTTATCGTGATGCAACATCTTTGCAAATATATTTGCATCGGCATCAATGGTGCGTTCACATATTATTATTTTATAGCCCTCTTCTTTTGCTTTTTGGATTGCTTTTTCTAATAGGGAAATCCGTGTGGTTAGCGCCATGATTTGGAGAGGAAATGCATATTTTTGCGGATTTTCATAAAATTTCATTAATATGTTGTTCCCCTCATTGTCGACCACACTTTCCCATACATCTACAGGTTCGCATAAAAACATGATGGTTTTGGAATCTGCATATCGTGTTTTCAATTCTTCTATGATGGTGGTTTTCCCCGCGCCAATATTTCCTTCAATGGATATTATGTAGGGACTAGAATGGGTGGATTGTTTGTATGACAACATCTTTGGTTATGTGGGGTAGGGTGTGTAATGCTATATACTATAGAAAGATTTATTGGATGAGTATTGGAAATTAGTATGAGGGGCCATTCAATTTTTCACGATACACTATTCATTATATTTGTTATATAACATTTAGTATTATATATAATTATATTGTATAATATGTCTAAAAAAAATGTTGTAATTTCGGTTAAAGTATCTGATTATGGTCATAGTTGTATATATAGCGTGGAACGAATAATAACTACAGGTTTTCAAACGCAACAGAGTGTTATTTGGAAGTTAGATGATGTAGAAGGTGTAATTAAGGCATTGGTTGAAGGTGGTCGCATACCTATTGATATATTTTTTTTTAAAAAAAGTGATGATACAGAGAAACTATATTCACAACCTGGAATTGAAGAATTAAAAAAGCAATTATTTCCTTTTGTAAAACCAGAATTATTAGAACTAGCACAATTACCTAATAATGTAAACGAAATTGGAATGGCTATTTTACCCATGTCAACGTGGATGCAATCCGATTTATTACGAAGCGATTATTCAAAACAAATCTCGTTATTTTATTCAGTAGAACAAAAACGAACATTTGAAGAATCACTAAAAGAATTAGAAAAAGAATTCAATAGAGTTAAAGCCATACAAAAAGAGTTAAAAAAAATTGAAATTACAGTTAAATATCATAAAAAAAAATCACCTACTCGAACACAGAATAATCATCATGAATCTCAAGAAAGAAGAGGGCGTAGTCAAACACGATCTACACGAAAACCCCAAGAAGTAAAACATAGTCGAACACGAAGTAATGAACGTGTAAGATCAGAACAACATGAATCTGAAGAAAGAAGAGGGCGTAGTCGAACACGAAATAGTGAACGTGGAAAAAAAAATCGACGCGCAAAAAGTAATGATACACGTGTCGGAAAATGAGTCAATCAAAAATAATAACACCATATTGTAGTACCATTCATGATTAGTGTATTTGTATTGAGAAAGGGTCAAATGAAAACATTAGTGGGTTTGTATTTTAATATATCCAACACATGGGTTGTGGTTTTAAATTCGTCTGAACCATAAATATCTTGTAATAACATCCATTCGAACAACCCACCCATATAAATATAAATATGACTAAAACCTAGACTCTGCAATTGTTTGGATTTGTTTTCGACACTTTCATCTTGGCAATTTTTTCCGTAAATAACAATCTTCTTTTTTTTGATTTCATAATTGTCAATAAGATCGTTAATCACTTTTTCCTCGTTCATTATATTCATGGTATTTTTGATTAAACAATCTTGTTCATTTGTACCCATGGTATTAATAATAATATATTTGTGTGGATTTTCAGATGCCACTTTCATGTCTTCGAATCCAATATAATTGTTTGTTTTTTTGGTTAAAAAATGATTTATAAAATTCATTTTTTAATGCGATTGGTAATACTAATACTAATACATTTATATTTTATTTGAGTTTATTTGTTTTTTCTGGATTTTCTTTGGTTCTTGGTTTGGTTCTGTTTTCTGGATTTTCCACCAAACCAACTTGACTTTCGAGGACTTTTATACACACGATCATTTGATAATTTTAATTCTAATTCGCCAACATAGTCAAAAATTTGTCTTCTTACATCTTCATTAAATTCTTTTCGCCTAAGTGAAATCAACTTTTTTAATATTTTTTCTTCTTTCTTTCTTTCTTCTTCTTTTATTTTTGTTTGCTCTTGTAAAGAAGTAAAAACATCATGTAATTTGTGTTCGAAGTTATCTAATTTTTGTCTTAATTTTTTGTGTCTATTTATATGTTCAACCGATTCAGATTTTATGGCTTCTCTATCAATATAGTCACCAGGAAATTCGGGTGTATAT